GGAGCAGCAGTTTTTGGTACAAACAATTCTGGCCCACGTTCCCCTACTACTGAAATTTTATTAACAGGTGGTTGACCACCATTTGCAAAAAGTCCACCAATCAAACCACCCAAAAATCCGCCGATGCCTTTTCTTTGTCCACCAAAAGAAGCTCCAAAGTTTTCTCCAAAATTTCCTAATAATTTATCTATCTGAGCATCAATAATCTTATCTCTAATTTTATTTAATACATTGGTCATCGCCTGTCCAAAAGATTGTGCGCCAGTAATAGCATCTCTTAAATTATTTTTAATACTGCCTTCTATTTCTTCACCTACAGCCTTCATTGATTCTATAAGTTTATCTGTCGCTTCTTTATTTTTTTTGATTAATTCTTCTTGTTCTTTTAATTTTTTATTTTGGATATCAAGTTCTTTTGACTTTAGAATTTCAAGTTTAAGTTTTTCTTGGATTGGGAATAATAATTCTTCGTTAGCTTTGAGTTGTCTTTTTAAAGATTGTAAAGCTTTTTTATTACTACTTTCTTCTGCTTCTCTTATTCTTTTTGCTATTTTTTGTCTTTCTATAAATAATCTATTAAATTCACTTTTCAACATTTGCATATCACCTTCTTTCAATGCCTTATTAAAATCTCTTTGTTCTTTTGCCGCTTCAATTATTTTTGTAGTCAGCCCACCAACAAGTAAAACAAATGCACCTATTCCAGTTGTTGCTATAGCAGCTTTAAATGCTACTAAAGCAAGTGAGGCTTTTGTAATGCCACCAGCAGCAAGAAAAGCTGCCGCTGAAGTTCCTTTTAAACCTGTAGCAGTAAGAGCCGAAGCAGTTGCAGCAATTTGTAGTTTTACAGCAAGTCCAGCAAGTCCAGCGATAACGGCTGGAACTACTACTGAAACTCCTTTAATTGCTATAGCTATACCAGCAAAAATCGCCGCTGTTTCTGCTATTGGTGAATCTATAAATTTAATTACAGCTTCAGTAAGTGCTGTTGTTGCTTTTGTGACTTTTAAAATAGCAGGCAATAACCTAGTGCCGAGGGATAATTGTAATTCTAAAACTGCATTATTAAATTCTTTAAAAACTTCAGCGGGTGAAGCATCCATAATTGCGCCAATTTTATTAGCTCCCTCTTCTGCTGATTTTGCTAAAGCTCGCAAAATAATATCAGACCTTAATAAACCTTTTGATGCAAAATCTTTTAACTTACCCGCAGCAATACCAGTTTCGTCTGAGATAGCTTTTAATAATTGCGGAACCTGTTCTGCAATACTTCTAAATTCATCGCCTTGTAAACGCCCAGAACCTAAACCCTGAGCAAGTTGCGTAAAGGCCGCGCTTGCTTCTGTTGCGTTTAATCCCGCTAATTTTGCAATGGTATTAAAACCAATAAATGTTGTCTCAATATCTTTTAAAGAAATACCTAAAGGTCTTAATCTTGCAAATATGTCTGTAACTCCTCTTGTTGCTTCAACTATTGATAAATTAAACCTGTCTTGTGCTTTTGTTATTAATTCTTGCGCACCTGCAAATTCACCAAATTCAGAAGTTAATACTTTTAATCTTAACTGTAATGCTTGAAAGTTTGAAGCGGTATTTACTGCCTGTCTTGCTATTATTGTCAACCCTGCGCCTGCAATCGCTGTTTTTAATGTGTTAAAACGTCCAGTAAGTTGATTAGTTCTATTCTGTACACCCTGTAATGCTCTAGTGGCCTGACTAGCATCAACTGTTAGTTTTACATTAGCCTGTGCCACAAATAAAAAAAGCCTTTATTATATCTTACCTTCTATTTGCTCTTTGGCGATTCAATTCTTTTTTTTCTCTATCATTTTTTACTTCATAATATGCAGCCCAATATATTAGTTCTTCTTCTGTAATCAGAGAACGTAATTCTTGTAATGTCTTACCTAATTCTGTTGCGAGAAAAAACTCGAAATTTAACCAGTTATCCCGCGATATTATTTTTTTGCTGTATCAACATCTAATTTTATATCAAACAAAAATAATTCGATTTCATTTAATACGTTTTCGGGAAGTTCTCTTTGTAGGTTTGGCGCATCTGCGGGGCTAAATGCTTTTGAACCATCTTCATTTTCTGCCATTTTACAAAGCAAATAAGTCGATATTGTCAAAGCATCATCTGTGCCTGCGGCTGCTTGCGCTCGCACTCTATCTTCTCTTGTTAAAGGTCTAAAATATAAATCAACAATTTTTTCACCGTTTTTATTCTTAAATTCATATTTACGTCTGGCTGTCATCTGATCTTTATAAGATTCAGTTAACAGGTCGATTGTTCTTTTGTTTGGCATTTAGTTTAATTAGTAGACTAATAAACCCAATGTATCAGATATCTGAAGTTATTGCACCTGAAGTTTGGAAAGTGATATTTATTTCTTGAATCTCACCAAGTGTTGCTCCATATACTGCATTAGTAACAATCCCAGAAAAACCAAACTTCTTTGCACTTGCCGAACTATCTGGGAACAATTCAAACAATGCGTCAGCGGCATCACCTGTAGTTAATACATCTTCAACAAAGGCTAAATAATCTGAGTTACCAGCATTGTCATAAATTAGGGTTGCTGAACCTTCACCAGATATAAGACCACCAACAAAAGTTTTTGATGTGTTGCCCATCACAGTGGTTTCTTGAGTGTCTTTGGTAATATTTAATTCCCAAGACCTTAAACCTCCAATATCAGCTTCTGTTCCAGCAGCATTATGGAACATAATTTTACCGACATCACCTTTAACAGCAGCCATAACAAAAAAAAGAAGTATTAATAAATATATTAACTCTTTTCAGACTTTTTTACATCTTTTTTTGAGTTTTGTTGACTCTCCATATATCTTTTACAATTGGGGTCCCAATAATTAGCATCCCTTACACCTTTGACAGCTTCGATTGCGTCAAGCATTTTTTCTGTAATTACAAGTTTAGGCATAATTAAAGTTCCTCAAAAATTTCAAAGGTCATCCGCAACTGCGTTTGAAACTGACCTTCTGGATTTGCATTTTCAATGACTTCAGGCCCTATTGGGCTATCAAAGATCACACTTGATACTGTAATTCGATTATATAAATCACGCAATCTTTTTCCGATTGTATAATTATCGCCTGAACCTATTCCCTGCGGTGTGAAGATATTAAAAACAACAATTCCATTTACACGATTCTGTCCGCTTGCATTTCCTAATGTTAAATAATTACTTTCGCCGAATGTTGTAAGGCATTGAACAAAGGTTGTTACAGCGCTACTATCAAACGACATATTATGAAAAACAACAGGGATTGCGGGGCTACTGGCAAGTTCTGTTGCAACTCTAGCTTCGATTGTTGCCCTTACTGTATTTAAATCAATAGCGGCCATTATTTACCCCTTATTTGTTTGTAAAGGTCTTGAATTTCGTTTGCAAGTTCTTTTGCCAACAGATCAAGATGTTTTGCCTTCAACCCTTGTTTACTTCTATATCTACTTCCCCAAGATGGCGGTAAACTTGTTCCGAACATAACAGGTTCAGCATATGGAACATTATTGTGAATATTATATTTTTTTTTAAAATTTTCTTTTCCTAATTGATAATTCAAAGCTTTTGGAGGTCTTACAACAGTTCCCTTACCAGCGCTTCCATACTTGCCTTCTGGGGCGGGTGCGCCGCTTTCTGCGTTTTCTCCTATCTGCCAAGAAACTGCAAGCCTTCCTGTATCCACTGGCGAGCCTTCTTTGACAATACGATCACCCGTTAAAACAGTTACAGATAACAAAGCATTGATTTGTTCTTCTGAATAATCACCGATTTGATCAATTCGTATTTTTCTCATGTTCTTAAATAACAAACAAAACTTAATTTATCATTTGCAAGTTGATTAGTTTCCACTCTAATTATTGAATAAGTAACAGAACCGACAATAATTTTATCTTTTGTTGTTGGAGTAGAAGAAAGACTTGCTGCCGCGATATTAATTTTTTTATCTGTTGCTTCAATTAATTCATTAACCTCACGGTTATTAATATCTTCAAGAATACCTCTAATAGATGTATCAGTATTAGTTTCTGTAATAACACCTGTAGTTGTATTATACGAGCCTGCAGAAACAGACCTAAAAGTTATATCAGCCGAAAGTTTTTTGTTTGATAAAACTTTTTTTAATGCGTTGGCTATGCTCATAATCTATAGGCAATGACAGTTCCACTATCTAACAAAACTGTTGTAAATACTCCAACAAGTTCATTACCCGCTTTCAAAGGAACATTATTATTATCTCCAATAATTGCATTTATATAAAAATTATCAAGGCTAGTAACAGCGTCAAAATCTTCTATTGTGTCAAAATCTACTCCTACAGTTATAACTGAATCCTGTAAAGCCATAACCTTACCAAAACGGCCTGAGTGTTCAGCCGTATCATTAATAATTTTTGCTGCTGGATAATATGTTTTCACAATAAATAAGCAATAACAGTTCCACTTGATAAAGTAATACTTGTTATAACCCCTTCTATTTCTGCGGTGGATTTGAATTGTAAAGAAGTCAAATCACCTGTTATATTTTCAGAAACAATAGTATCTATAACAGAATCTTGCAGAGCAACCATTTTACCAAATCGACCCGTGTGGGCTGCTGTGTCATTAATAATTTTTGCTGCTGGATAGTAGCCCATTTTTAACTCCTTTTTATTGATATATTAGCTGGCCCTGATATTCTTAGGCCAGTAAAATAACGTTCAAATAATGGCGGAACTCTATCCGCGCCAGTAGACCCATAAAAGTTTGGTGTAACGTTTATTGATCCGACTTGTAAATTAGAAAAATCTTCTAGTCCGCTTAATCCTAAACCATCGCGATTATTATTCAAGTAAACGGCTAAAATTGCCTGCGCTTTTTTAACCTGATCAGGAATTTCTGTATCTGTAAAATAATCCGTTGTTATACGAAAAGGATAACCAACAGCATATGTATTTATATAAGTATCTGGTTTTCTAACCCCTGTTCGCGGCCATTGCAAAGCCTGTGTATCTGTTGCCCTTGCTCCAAGAAACCTTTCGCGATCAATTCTGACAGTTGCAGTAAACAATGCGCGATTTTTATTATCAGTAGATGAGTTATCCCAAGCCGTAACATCATCATCAAGGACTAGCCCTTCGATAATTGCGTTAGCGTCTGACAAAGTTAAATAACTATTTGCTGATGCGCTTCCCGCTGTTGCTGTTATGGTAATCGCCATTTTCGACCTTAGATTTGGGTTTACGTTTTTTTGTTTTAGTAGGAATAGAAGCCACCACAACGGCAGCTTCTTTATTCCTTATTCGCTTAAAAGCAAACAATCCCATTAACTTGATGCACCCTTAAGAGCAACAAAATTAATTACAATAGCTTCACTCAATGAACCGCCAGAAACGTTTGTAACTGTGATTTCAAAAGAGCCTGCGGCGATTGCTGTTGCTCCTACTAAGTAAGAACCCGCAGTTCCGCCAGAACCATGATTAACAACAACAACATCAGTTGCGGCGATTTTATCGTTTGTAACGGTAAAACTTGCTTCGCCTGCCGCGCCAAGCGCCGCGTTGTTCATTGTGATCTGACCTGACTCTGTATTAAGAGTCACACCTGTTGTTTTATTAGTTGCTTGGGTAACAGTTCCGCCTGTTGTTGGGCCTGCCAGTTTTCCCGCACTAACTTCAAATAAAGATGGCATAATAAATTACCTCTAGTCTTGGTTAGAAACGTTGGTGATCCTTACGATACCAATGTTCTTTGTTTCGTAGACCTTCGACCAGTTGCCTACAGTTTCAAGTTGCGATCTTGTTGGGTTTGTTGTAGTAACAGCCCACTTAGAACCGACAGGATGATATGTGTAATGTAAATCAATAGACATAGCATCAGACTTTGCGAGAATGTCGCGGTCTGTTTCTGTGGTAAGTCCAGCCTGTTCACCAGATGCCACAGAACCCGCTGTGAAAGCGAATGTTGAATATTCAGTTGATGAACCTGAACCTGTGGTTGGAACGTCATCTGAAACGATAACTCTTAGCCCCATGAATGTCGGAACTGAAGGGCTACCGAAAGCATTTGCAGTTGTACCAGAAGTTGCTGAAGCATCAGCATCACCATTATTGTCATAAATACGATCAATAACGTTTCTTTCAACCAAGTCATAAAAGACTTTTGAATGAACGGCAATTGCTGTAAGCTTTTCGCCCTGATCTCCAAGAATCGCTCTTGCCCTTGCAATATGACGAGGTGAAAGTGCTGTTGGTGTATCACCTGATTCAGAATCAACTGTTAAACCAAAAAAAGCTGAATTGCTATCGTTTGCATTGATTGAACCAAATACACCTGAAAGACAAGAGAATAAATCTTTTTGTCTTTGGTTTGCTACATATGCACCAATCTTTTGACCGATTGCCGCCATAGGATCAGAACCAGCAGCTAAAGCAGCTAAATCTCTTGATTCAAATGCGCGACCTCTATGTAAAACAACACCAATTTGCTGATCGGTTGTTATTTTACTTGGTGTTAATGATGAAGAATCAGAAAGAACTTCAAAATCTCCTGAAAGGTTTGCAGAGTAAAATGGGATTTTGACAAAATCTCCCCCCTCTGTAGCATTAAGCTCCGCCATAGGCTGAACCACACCGCTTGCCAAGAAAGCATCGCGTTGCGTTGTCTGTTCGATAACGTATGGCGTAAAAATTTCAGGAATTATTATATCTGAGCGTAAAACCGCCATAGATAACTCCTATAAAAATGTTTAACGGTATGGGCGCAGCCCTAACATTCTCAGCGCAGCTTTGAATTGTTACTTA